GAGAAAAATCTGCTGAATTAAAATATGATATATTTACTTCTGATCCTAATCTATCTCCAATGATGGATGTAGAAAGAGTTAGTGCTATTTTAGTAAATAACAAGATTAATAACGATTACAGTGGAGAAACTAATGCTACAGGTGGAAATGCATTAGCTAGATATATGACTAGAATTCTTGAATTAGCTGAAGGTCAAGACGCTGAAGATATTAAAGTTAAACTGAATGCCTATAAACCAGCAGGTACTGACGTAAAAGTTTATTATAAAATTTTAAATAAAGATGACAGTGACTTTTTTGATGATCGTAGCTGGGTAGAGATGTCTCAAGTTACATCAAGTACTACAGTTTCAAGTAGTGAAAATACAGATGATTTCAGAGTGTATGATTTTAGTACTCCTTCTGCTAATTTAACAGGTGCATTGAACGAAGTGCAATACGTAAACAGTCAAGGAAACACTTATACTGGGTTTAAGTTTATGTCTATTAAAGTAGTTCTTACATCAACAAGTGAAAGTTTAGTGCCTAGGGTTAAAGACTTAATGGCTATAGCATTACAGGTATAATATATGAAGTTTGCAAGAGTAGAAGATGAACCAAATTTAGTAAGAGATACACATAGTAGAGCTATTTTAAATGTAGATAGTACTGGTCTTGAAGCGTATAAACGTAAAAAGCAAGCGAGAGCAATGCAAACTTATCAAATTCAAGAACTTAATAATGACGTTCATAAAATTAAGTCTGAAATTATAGAGATTAAAAATCTTTTATCTCGCTTGCTTATAAATAAATAGGAATAGAACATTAACTACTGAATAGGACACGAATATGGCTTTATACTCTTCTGGTACACAGATTGCCAATGTGGCATTAACAGATACATTTAATACTTGGCGTACACGTTTTAATCAATCGATTAACGATGGTTTTTCAAGTTCAGCAAACAACACAGTATCAACTGGCACTCACGTCTTTGGCGTAGGCGCCACTGTACAATTTAATAATTCTATTACTACCACAGGTATTACTGGCTCTTCAGCTGCGTTGACCGGTCCAGTAACTGCACCTACTGTTACAGCTAACTCATTTGTTGGACCAATAAATGGTAATCTTACTGGTACACTTCAAACAGCTGCACAACCTAATATTACATCAACAGGAGCGCTTAACAGTGGTAGTATTACTTCAGGTTTTGGTAATATTGATGTAGGCTCAAGCAACATTGATGGTGGTACAATCACTGCTGATACTGCTTTTGTTGGTACATTAAGTACTGCAGCTCAAGGCAATATTACATCAGTTGGTGCTTTGGACGGCGGTAGTATTACAAGCAACTTTGGTAATATTAACGTTGGTACAAGTTCTGTTACTGGTGGTACATTTACTACAACAAACTTAGATCTTAACGGTAACGGTGATGTATCTGGTAACTGGACTATCGGTGGTAACTTAACAGTTAACGGCACTACTACTACAGTGTCTTCAACTAATACAGTAGTTAGTGATAACTTAATTGAACTAAACAACGGTGTAGCTTCTAACGCAAACGATTCAGGGTTTGTAATTGAGCGTGGTTCAACTGGTGATAACGCATTTATGGGTTGGGATGAATCAGCTGATAAATTTATTGTTGGTACAACGACTGCGACAGGCGCATCAACTGGTAATCTTACAATTACCAAAGGTACTATTGTAGCAGACTTGGAAGGTACTGTTACAACAGCAGCTCAAGCTAGTATTACATCATTAGGTACACTTACTGGTTTGACTATGGGTGGCACCTTAGATGTTAATGGCCAAAGTTTGACTATGGGTGCAGGCGCTATTAACGGGGAAGGCGGTACATATACTAACTTGCACCCAGCAGTAACAACATTTACTACAGCTGTTAATTTTAATCAACCTTTACACTCACAACAAATGGCAGCAAGCAGAACTATTACTTACTCTAATGGTGCGAGTGGTAAATCTACAATTGTTTATATTGATAGAAGTGCTTCTAACTACACACCAACATGGCCAACGACAAAATGGGCAAATGACGAAGAACCTACATGGTCTGATTATAGACATTGGGTTGTTAATTTATATGTACGTGTTGATGGTGCAGTATGTGGATCAGCTACAGGTCATGCTAACTAATTATCAGGAGAGTGAAGAATGAGTTTACCTCACACATTTCGTTTAGGACGCGCCGGAAAAGCGGCCCCATTATTTGAAGTTATTTCAGGTACTTGGGTAGATTCAGGTACGTACTGGTATTCAACTGGTGGACAAGCAACAGTTAATGATGTTGGCGCTATTAATTATATTTCTGTAGGAGCTACCGATATACAGGTAAGTGATTATGCTGTACCAGCACCTACTCGTTTAGCTGCAAACTGGAGCGACGGTGATACTGTAGCAGTGCATAATGCAGTTGGTGGTACTAAATCACAAAACGGTCCTAGTACCGCTGGATCACCAGCTATGGGTGTAGGAGTTAATACACCAACAGGGATTACTTTAAGCAACTCGCCATTCGGTTCAAAGTTTGATGCTACTAAAGGTTATATGGGCGGCGCCGGCGATGGGGGCCGAGGTGACCAAGGAGCTGGTGGAGCTGCCGATTATGACTTTGGGGCCGCCGGAGCTCCGGGTAGTACTGGTACAGGCGGTGGTGCCGGATCATATACCGCGGGTGGTAGCCCTGGTGGCGGCGGCTCATTGGCCGGTACATTCGGGCAAGGTGGCAACGGCTCGCAAGGTGGAGCTTTCGGCGGTGGAGGTGGCGGCGCAGGCTTCTATGGCGGTGGAGGCGGCGGTGGCGATGGCTGCGGTAGCGAAGGTGCTGGTGGCGGTGGTGGCGCCGCGGTTCTGATTAAATCAGGAAACATTTTCCAACCAAATGATGGTACTGCGCAAACTGCGCCGCCAGTAGGGTTCCCACCTTCAACTCAAGTAAGATTTTATCTCTCATAAAATACTTGAACCCCTTGGTTTGCTTGCTTATAAATATAGGTAAACAACTAAGGGGTTTCCTATGGCCTTACCAACTACACGTGAAGAATTAAAATCGTATTGTCTTCGTAATCTCGGTGCCCCAGTCATCGATATTAACGCTGATGCTGAGCAGCTAGAAGATAGAATAGATGAAGCTATAGAATATTATAGAGATTATCATTTTGATGGTACAGAAAGAGTATTCTATAAACATCAAGCAACATCTCAAGATATTACTAATGGTTATATTACTGTACCTGACTCTATCTATGGAGTAACCGGTTGTTTTACTTTGGGTGGTACATATTCAGTAAATAACTTATTTAATGTTCGATATCAAATTCATTTAAACGACTTATATGATCTTCTTCAATCTTCTATAGTACCTTATACTATGGCTATGACGCATATTAATATGTTAGAAGAGACATTTGTAGGTAAACAACCAATTCGTTATAATAGACATACTAATAAAGTTTATATTGACACTAGTTGGTCAGACAAAATACCTGTAGGATCATATATTATTTTAGATTCATATCAGGTTATTGACCCAGATGTAAATACTGATATGTATTCAGATCGCTGGTTATTAAGATATACCACAGCATTGTTTAAACGTCAGTGGGGTGAAAATCTTAAGAAGTTTGAAGGATTACAAATGCCTGGTGGTTTGACTTTTAATGGTCAAAAAATCTGGGAAGAATCTATGGAGGAAATTCGTAAACTAGAAGATGAGATGATTTCAAGTTACTCTCTTCCAGTTTATGATATGATAGGTTAACCATGGCTACTAATAAGTATTTTAATAACTTTAGTTATGGTCGAGAACAAGATTTAGTCGAAGATTTAACAATCGAAGCAATTAAAATCTACGGTCATAACGTAAAATATCTACCTCGTACAAGAGTAAACACCGATAATTTATTCGGTGAAGATACTCTATCTACGTTTGACGAGGGTATTGATATTGAAATGTATATTAAAAATACTGAAGGTTTCGAAGGTGAAGGTGATCTACTTTCACGCTTTGGGTTAGAAATTAGAGATAGTGTTACCTTTACAGTTGCACGTAAACGTTTTGATCAATCAATTACCTCTCCAAAAATACTTACTGAAGTAGGTTATAATATGATATTTGAAGATGGTAGTACAACTACACCGTCAAGACAGTATTTAACCGGTTCTCAAAGTACTGATTCATTTATGTTAGAAGGTGATGATTATCTCAACACAATTAACAGACCACAAGAAGGTGATTTAATTTACTTTCCATTGGTAGGCAAGTTGTTTGAGATTAAGTTTGTAGAGCATGAGCAAATATTTTATCAAACTGGTAGACTTCAAACTTATGATGTTCGTTGTGAATTGTTTGATTACAGCTCTGAAGCAATCGATACAGGTAATACTGAAATTGATCTTATTGAAGATACATATACTCTTAATACACTTGGTTATGAGTTTACTCTTGAAGATAGTTCAGGCGTTGTTAATCTTGAAGATGGCGGTTCTCTTTTACAAGAATATACAATTGAGACTACAGATAAGTCAGCTAATAATACATACTTCCAGATTGAATCTGAAGGTATACTTGACTTTAGCGAGATTAATCCGTTCTCAGAAATTGATAGGTACTAATTATGTTTGGTAGAACATTTTATCACGGAACAATGAGAAAATATGTTGTTGTATTTGGCAACATGTTTAATGGTATCTATGTACAAAGGTTTAATTCTAGTAATGAAAGAATTCAAACTCTTAAAGTACCTATTGCATACGGTCCTAAAGAAAAATTCTTAGTAAGACTTGCGCAAGATCCTAATTTAGATCAAGATGTTGCTGTTTCATTACCTCGCATGGGTTTTGAAATGATAGGTATTAACTATGCTGCTAATAGAAAGCTTCCATCTACGTATAAACATTCTAAAGTAGATAGAAATGATAGAACCAAGCTTACTACTCAGTATGTACCAGTACCATATGATATTCAATTCACTTTAAGTATATTTGTAAAAAATGCAGACGACGGTACACAAATATTAGAGCAAATTCTTCCTTACTTTCAACCTGAATGGACAAATAATATGAATTTAATTCCAGAGATGGATTTAACTTATGATGTTCCATGTATACTTAACGATGTTAATGTTGAAGATACATATGAAGGTGATTTTGCTGCACGAAGAGCTTTAATTTGGAATCTTAATTTTACTATGAAAGGATATGTGTTTGGTCCTACATCTACTACTGGTACTATTCGTAGAGCAACCGCTGGTGTTGGTGATTTAGATAATCTTACCACTATAGAGCAAATAAACACACAGCCAGCATTAAAAGCCGATGGTGCACCTACATCTAACAATGCATTATCTGTACCGTTAAGTGATATTGAAGCAGATGATGATTATGGAATTGCAAGTGATATAAGTGATGTCTAAAAAATCAAACTTTGAAAATAATTTCGAACAAATTTTTAATCTTCCAGACAGTCCTCCATTAGTAAAAGATGTAGAGGTATTAAAACCTGATACTAGAAATGATGATATAGAAAGTGATTATAAATATGCTCGTGAAAATCTTTATAATGCAATTGAAAGAGGGTCTGATGCCCTAGAAGAATTAGTAGAGTTAGCCAAGCAAAGCCAAAGTCCAAGAGCTTTTGAAATTGTTGGACAGATGATAAAAACACTAACTGATGCTAATAAAGACTTACTAGAAGTTCAGAAAAAAGTCAAAGACCTTAAAAAAGAAGAACAATCAAAAGGTCCTAATAGTGTAACAAATGCTCTATTTGTAGGAAATACTGCAGAGCTTCAAAAATTGCTAAAGGATAATAGATGATAGAAAATAGATATAACGTTAAACTATTAAACGTTGTTGACGGAGATACAGTAGATGTTGATATCGATTTAGGATTTGGTGTATGGTTACACGATGAACGCGTTCGCATTATGGGTATTGATACCCCAGAGTCTCGTACATCTGATAAAGTAGAGAAAGTATTTGGTCTTGCTGCAAAGAATAGACTTAAAGAATTATTAGAAAAAGATGCTTTACTTGTCACCACTGAAAATAAAGACGGTGAGGATATGAAAGGAAAGTTCGGTCGTATCCTTGGAGACTTTATAGTAGGTAATAAGCGCGTGACAGATATTATGATTGAAGAAGGTCACTGTGTTGCTTACTTCGGCGGATCTAAAGAAGAGATTCAGATCAAACACCAGGCTAATAGAAAAAAATTACTTCGCGAAGGTATTGTAAGTCAAGAAGACTACGATGAAGCAGTAGAGTTAATGAAGTAACTATTTACTCTTTACATCCTACACGATGATTATAATATAAAAATGAAGATAGTGCAACTATAAAATGCCAGAAATTTACCTAGGAAACCAGAATTTAAAAGCTGCAGGCGTTCAAGTTGAGTTTACTCAAGAGAACGTTATGGAGTATATGAAGTGTGCTCGGAACCCTATTTACTTTATTAAAAATTATCTTCAAATTGTAAGTATTGATGAAGGTCTAGTACCATTTGATCTTTGGGATTTCCAAGAAAAAATGGTAAACACTTTTGAAGATAGTCGCTTCAGTATTTGTAAACTACCCAGACAAGTAGGTAAAACAACAACAGTCGCTGCTTATATTACTTGGAAAGTTTTATTTACAGAACAATATTCAGTTGCTATTCTTGCTAATAAAATGTCTCAGGCGAGAGAGATTCTAGGTAGAATACAATTAATGTATGAACATCTTCCGCAATGGATGCAACAAGGTGTTATTGAATGGAACAAAGGTAATATTAGACTTGAAAATGGCTCTGAGATCTTAGCTTCTGCTACTTCATCAAGTGCTATTCGTGGTACATCTCAGAATATGATTTACTTGGACGAGTTTGCATTCGTTCCAAACAACTTACAAGAAGAATTTTTTACTTCTGTTTTTCCTACTATTTCATCTGGTAAATCTTCTAAGGTATTAATTACCTCTACTCCTAACGGAATGAATATGTTCTATAAGTTATGGGTGGATAGTGAAGAAGAGCGAAATGACTATGAAAGAGTGGAGATCCATTGGTCTGACGTACCTGGAAAGGACGATAAGTGGCGAGAAGAGATTATTCGTGCTACATCGGAAGAACAGTTTAGACAAGAGTTTGAATGTGAGTTCTTAGGTAGTACTAATACACTTATTCATCCTACCGTATTAAAAAGACTTGTATTTAAATCACCTCTATACAAGAAAAATGGATTTGATTGTTACCATGAGCCAGAACCAAAAAGAAATTATATAATAGTCTGTGATGTCTCTAGAGGTGTAGGTATGGACTATTCTGCATTTATTGTTTTTGATATCACTGAGTACCCATACAGAGCAGTAGGCAAATATAGAAGTAAAGAAGTATCTCCTATGATTTACCCTAATGTAATCTACGATACAGCTCGAAAATATAATAATGCATTTGTATTAGTAGAGGTTAATGATATTGGTGAACAGGTTTCTAACATA